AATTCCAACCATCTTTATAATGTTTTAATTTCTTACTTCCGCAGTCGCATTTTTCTGGCATACCAGAGCCGAAAGTTCCAAGAGCTATGTTCATTTCAGCCCCGCAATCTTCACATTTTAACACAGACATTATAAAGCTCATAATAATTTAATCTTATTTCTTACTATATCTAAGGCTGAATTGAATCCTTCGCATTTATAACATAAACCCTCTTCACCTGAATCACCACAATTTTCTCTCTTCCCTGGGAGACTTTTCAGCAAGAGCTTCTTTTGAGTAGAGAGGGCGGAGGAGATGAATTGTTTTATTTCATTATACTTATTTTCTGGCATATAAATACCGCCTTTTTTGCCTAAAAACTTCTCATCAAACTCCTCCTCCACTCTCTCTTGAAAAGAGGGGGTAATAATCCGAATAGCCGTATGGCAAATACAACATATATTACATGATTTGTGGTGAGAAAAACAGTGTTCACATTTCTTTATAGCCCTCTCTTGCCAGTGTTTTTCACATATAGGCACAGTGGAACCTGAAGGCACATTGAGGTATTTTTCAGGTGAGCAAGTAGCACATTCCTTTTTAAGGTTTAATTTTTCCATCATAGATTCCATAAATATTTAAGGTCATTAAAGTTTTTCCAAGCAATACAATTGATACATAAAGGGCTGTAATTTATACAAGGTTTACCAAAGCCTTTCTTGCTCATCATTTCTTTTTCAAGTTGTTTAAATAGTTTTTCCATTAGTTATTGATTAGGGCAAATATTCAGCTAATAAAATTCCTACTAAAATTGGTATGCCATAAAATATTATAGTTTCTATTATTTTCTTTGTTCTTGGTTTAGATGGTTTCATTTATAGAGTGTTACAATTTATTATTTTATCAACAATAGATAGTAGTGCATATCCAAAAATAATCGCTGATATACCAATGATTAAACTAATAATTGTTTTTAATATCCAATCTTTATTCATTTCCTTTATATATACTGTTTAATTGATAATGTATCCGATGGCAAAGGACGGAGCGGGGAAAAAGGGTGGATTCGAACCACGACTCCCAAGCCTATACTCGCTTAAAAGTTCTCCCTTGTATATGTCCGTATTTCCCCCGTTCCACCCCTTGCCTATTTTAATGATGGTTTTTGCATGGTTATATTTTATCAAAATAATAATTTTGAGTGGCTTCTTTTAATTTATACCATTCCTCAAACCATTCTTTTGAAGCTGGCTTTTCCATCATTTTTTTTAAATCTTGTATATTCATATATTTATTTTATCCATTTATATCATCATTACATACATTACACAACGACCATCCATAAATCTTATCTGTTGATTCATCAACTGTTGTATGGGCAATTCCCCTTTTTGATCCACACCTTTCACAAATAATTTTATCTTTCATATTTTTTTTGTTTATATTTTTCAGGTAAATTATTAATTTGATTATCAATCCTATTCATATTTTCCCCAAACTCAATATAGCAATCTCTGCAAATTTCACTATTTTTATATGCTTCTTGGGTAAGTTGCCATGTACTTCTAGGGGTTATAAATCGTTTATTTGCGATGTGAAGCAATATATCACATCGTTTACATTTCTTATGTTTATGGGTTATTTGGTGACAATAAAAACATTTCACTATTTCCTCTGTTAGAATTCGCGTTCCCTTTGCTGTGTTTATTATTGCCTCCAAGTCTGTCATTCTATTTTTTTGTCAATTAAATCTCTGATAATTCTTGCATGAGAGCGTTTGGTTTCTTTTTTCTTCTTTTGAAGAAATTCCATTTGCGGGGGTTCGAGGGAAATAATTATTCTTATCATTTTTTTCATTTTAGTATATGCTATACAACCTAGATTTCAAACTGTTTAAAAGTTCCTTACAAGCAAGCGAATATCTCTTTAAAACTATTAATCTTTGGCCTTCCTTAGTTACTTTCCATTGCACTTTCATCTCTGCGACTGATTCACTTTTATCTTTAGTCCCCATAAATTGAGCTTCTTCTTTCTCTAGCTCGGCGATTTCTACCATCATTTCCGCAAATAAGTGAGACATTTGATCTCTATAATCCTCCAGAGAATCCTTCGATAAATTTTTCTCTTTTACTGCTGTTATAAGTTCTTTGAGTTGCATTAGAATGGAATTTTATTATTATCAAACATAATTCCCTCACCGATTGTTTTACTTTTAACTTTTCCGGCTCGTTCTTCTTTTGTTTGACCCTCCACTATGAAATGAGATTTCACCATTTTCCAGCCATTTCCCTCTTTGATATTTATTTTATTGCTTAATTCAATTACCTCAAAAGGATATTCTTTAGCTGTAATTTCCTGACCCTCCTTGTTGGTGTATTTTCTTTCCACTACTCTTGTCTTATCTATTTTTGACAAATCTATTTTACAAATTATTTTTTCCATAATATTTATTTAATCTTTTAAACGCACGTTTTATTTCTTGTATTGTATATCTTTGATAATCATCGCATTCCTCATAATCCTCCGCCTTCATTGTTCCTTCGCATAAATATCTATCTAATATTTCATTGAAGTTTAATCGTTCCATTAGAAATCTAATTCATCTTCTAAGTGTTTTGCAATTTTCGGCTTCTTTTCACTAGCGACATTTCCATCATCATCATCATCCTCAAGACCAAGGAGTGTTACCAACGAATAACGCCGGTTATAGGTATTACAAGAACCCAATTTTTGAGCTGTGCTTATTTCTACATAAGGCATAAAACATGAAACCTCCGAATCATCCTCGGTATCAATAAGTTGGGTTCTCAATCCCTCTTTTTCTGGGGTTTGGAGAATCAAGATTCCTAAATCATTAAGAGGTTTTCTAACCTTGCTCAAAACTTCATTGACTGTTGAATACGAAGATTTAAAATGGGGATTAATGCCATCTTTTGTGATGGTTATATTCTCCATTTGAAATTCTAATAATTTTTTTCTTATAGCCATAATTGTTTGTTTCTAATTAATAATCTTCGACATTCCTAGTATATCAGTTAGGGTATATATGTCAATTAAAGGTGTGGATAACTTTTATCTAAATAAAAAATAATATCTCCCACCAAATATCTTATATCATCATCATTCATCCTATGAAGTATTTGCATTCCTGGTGGCTCTTCTTTGGCGCTCCGATCATAAATAAATTGCTTTATACGATTATATAGTTTTATCTCCTCAGATTCTTTCATTTTCTATATTTGCATCCTAAATATTAATGCTTCTGGGTATGTCTTAAATGATTTATCTATACCCTTATGAATAACCCTAAAAGTTCCACCCCCTCGTTTAAATATACATAATTTAAATGGTCTATCTACATTCTTCCCATTTTCTGATTTAGTAACCAATCTTAAATTATCCAATCGATTATTGAGGGGATTTCTATCAATATGGTCTACACACAATCCTTTTGACTTGTAATCTGGGTCAATGAAAGTCTCAACCAATAATTGATGTAAATATCTTGTTTTTTTATTTAAGTTTAGGATATGATAGCCCTTTACACTAATTGTTGGTTTGAGGAATCTTCTCTTAGCTATCGAATAAACTTCGCCATTGCGATTTATTGAATATTCCTCATTATAGTGTGCGACATTAATCAACCTTGTTTTCATCTTCTAAATCTAATTGTAATTGAGCCAAACTTCTCCAACAAACCTTGGTTAAATGACGTTGTCCATCTTCTTTGTCTATCTTATTTTCTGAATGATTTATTAAGTGCCTCATTAGTGCATCTAAGTGGTCTGATGATTTATCTCTAGCCCAATGTAATGGTTCACCATTGTTGTGTTTATCGTTTCCAGCTTTTGATACTTTAGAAATTTCCAAAAGAGCTAGGGGGAAATATTTTAATACCCCTGAATAAATTGGCATATTTTTACGATTGAATTCCATAAATGGGGCGGCGAGCTGTGCATAGATAACAAATAAACTATGCGAGGGAGTTGGAGCTCCAAGTTTTTTTCTAAAATAGAACCGCCCCATTTATATAATCCAAGGGTTTGTGATCGACCACAACCCTCACCCCCCCAACAATCTAATTATAACCTTTTTAAATTTTAAAAGAATACTAACTGTGGAAAACTTTATCACATTCTGGGCACTTATATCCATTAAAGACTTTCAGCTTAATCCTGCATTCACATTGTTTTTTCATAGTTTTTTAGCTTCTTCGTGAAAATATTTATAATAATTTAAAAATTTATCTTTATCATTTGCCCATCTAGAAATTCTAGCAGAAATTAAGGCTAATTCCAAATAATACCTTTTAAGGTTTAGGTTTTCCTTTTTTTCTTGTATATTCCTGAACATTTATTTTAAATATGATTGTAAAATTCTTCATTTTTACCTATTTCCCATGCTTGTTCTAAAAATTTTCCATTATCATAAATCATTTTAATATTTCCCGTTTTACCACTTCGCCTATTAGCTTGAACTGAAACATTTACGTTATTGGTTATAACCATTTCACCATTTTCTCTTTTAGATTCTCTCCAAAGAAGTATTACAGTATCAGCTTCTTGGCCTATTGATGAAGAACCTTTTAAATCCTCGAGTGTTGGTTGAGCATCCATTCTTGTTTTTACTAAATGGCAAATTAAAAATATCACAATATTCCATTTTTTCGCAATTTGTTTTAACTCTCGCATTACTTGACCGACCCGCAGGGAATGATTATCTCCATTCATTGGAACAATGAAATCAAGTTGGTCAATAAAAACTATCCTAGTATTATATTTAGCGATAGATTCCACTATTCTATCTTCTAACCACTGCGTAGCACTGCCTTTTAAATTATCCGGGGTATATCCATGCGGGGGCTCTTGTTTTCGTTCAAGATATTTCCTAATAAGTTCCTCAGCACTTTCTTCAAATGGAAACCAGAGGGGTTGATATTCTTTTAAACGAGTTGTTAGATCCATCAAGAATGAAGTTTTACCGCTCTTAGTTAAAGCAGATACTACCACTAATTGTTGGGGTCTAAAACCAGTTAATAGTTTATCTAATCCATTCCAGCCAGTATTAATAATAAATTCATCTTTTTGATTTTTTATTCTTTCCGCTATTTCCTCAAAAGAAATAACTTTATCTTCCCCAGAATAAACCTTAGCTATATCTTTTAATCTATTTAAACTTTCGGCTAATACAAAACCCTTTTGGGATTCTTTTAATTCCACTTCAAGTCGTTTTATCTTTTCTTCTATCTCAAAATAATCCATTAGTTTTTTATTTTAAATTCATTGATATTATTCGACCCCAGTGCCCAATTAAGTTTAACCTTATGTTTATCTTCAATTTTGGGATTTGCAAACCAATCCTTAAATATGGCTTTTATACCCAGTGGTGTCAGTTTATGATTTTTAATGGCATTTAAGATAATGAAATAACTTCTAGGGGTGATAATGGGTTTTCCTGTATGATTTGAAGCTAATTTATCAAATAAAGTGGCTAGTTCGATCATTTCCCTTCTTTTATTGGCTTTCTGTGGTTCTTTCTCATATTCCCCCGTTATAATATCGATTGTTTTCATTTTCTTATTATTAACTATTACAGGCACGGCGCCAGCCGTGATGGTATTGTTACTATTATTACTATTACTATTACTATTACTATTACTATTAGAGTAGTTCGAGGGATATACATAGGGTATAGATAGGGTATCTAAAATATGTTGGGGTATTGACCTTAAAATACTATTTATACCTTGAGTTATCTTAGGACTTCCCACATCTTGGTGTTTTACAAAATTAGCAATTATTATCCACCCATTAAGAAATTCCACCCTTTGGTCTTTTTTGAATCTATTGAGGATATTTTCAATCATTTGTTTTTCAATGCCAGTTTCAATGGACATAATTTTGATTGGTAGTTCATAAATACCAGCAATGTTAGTTCTTTCATTGGTTAAAATATAGAGGAATAATAATTTTTCTATTGGGTCTAATTCTGAAACCCAACTATCACTCCAAATTTTTGTATTTATATATCTTTGCTTAGCCATTTTTTTACAAACAAAAGGGAGCTAAATAATTTTTAGCTCGTTCTAATAAAATAACACTATCTTGAAACATACCAAGTGCTGTATTGCAGTGATGACATAATAGTCCCCTTACTTTGTTTGTTTTATGACAATGGTCTACAACTAATTTTACTTTTTTATTACAAACAGAACATCCAAGATTTTGTTTTTTAAGTAAATCATTATACTCATTTCGTGTTATTTTATATCTTCTAACTAGTGATTTATCTTTAGCAACATTTCTTTTGTGTATATGAGAACAACTAGTTTTTTCTATAGGGTTTCCACATCTTTCTTGGTGGGGGGAATTTTGTTTGAAATCTTTCCCACATTCTTCGCATTTGATATTTTTTAATTCACTTCTAATTTTAGACGAACATTTGTGACTACAAAATTTCCTTTTTCTTGAGGGGAAATTTAATACCTCTTTCTTACACACTAAACATTTAGTAAAATACTGTTTCATAGAATTTTCCAAACTAAAAAGGAGAGGCAACTGGATACACTCATTACAGCGTAGACCGAAGTCATTACCCCTCCTTTGTAGTCAATAAAATTATTAAAATTGTGTAATGATTTTTCCATATCAAGATTATAACACATTTAAAACTTGACACAGAAAACATGTGGTGTGGACAACTTAAAATAAAACACCCCAAGATTTCAGTCAAGGGGTGTGATTAGGATTTCCCCCAATTTCATTGGTCTAAAGACCGCTAATGAAATATTCACCTTACAGTTTAGGGGGAAAGTTTCCAAGAATTAAATGTTTCCAAATCCAATAACTAAATTTCCCCAAACAATAAAGCACAAACAAGGGAGGAATAATTAGAATTCGGTAGAAAAAAACAAGAACAAGCCAGTGTGTTTTCATCTTAAAGGATTTTAATGACAAGCATTGTCGTTGGTATTGATGAAAGTGTTCCAGATGATATGGAGATTGCGACTCCATGCCCAATTTTCATAAGCAAATAGAATCCCTTATCTCCAACATCATCTTTCAGGGGTCGAGCAATAAACTTTTCCCCGATTTTGAGATTTTCAAATTTTGTATCCATGTTATTTGGTTTTAAAAGAGCGTTAATTCACTCAATGGGGGGCCGAAGTCAAACTTTAACCGGTATAAAACTTCGGATGGAAGTGCAAACTAATTTTGTAATTAGTACGACCTTACCAAACTACTACACCCCTTCGGATGTTTCGCCTGTGGTATACAGGGGCTTGCAATCCCCGTTATTCACCCACCCCCCATTCAATGAACTATTTGTTTATTATATCAGATGACTCCAGATAACCCGTGTATAAATCAATCTTTTCCTGATACCACCCAGCATCAGCTTTTACGATTATATTTTTATCCCTAAAAAGTTGGTCTACATATTCTTGACCTTCAATTTTAACCACATTCTTGTAAAATTCAGCACCTTGCCCTCCGCCATTGATGTTACACCTGAAACATTGGGGGCGTAAATTCCTGAAATCATATCTCAAGAAAGCGCCACAAGTCGAGGATGGAATAAAATGCCCACACTGAAGATTGGCTCCAGTTAAATTTCTAGCCCCGCAAGTGAAGCAAGAATTGCCGTGTTTTCTGAAGACAATTTGGCGGGTTAAACCCCATAGTTTTTTCTTTAAAAAGGAGATTGATTTTTTCTTTTTCTTTGATTTCAAAATTTTGCTTTAAATGAGTTAAAAATGGGGGGTGCTACCTTGATACCTCTTTAGCCCCTAGTATGTTCTGACCCCCAATATGAGTCAATGATTATAAGGGGTAAATTTTATGATGCCTCCAATAAAACGATTCTACAGCTCGATTAGATCCCCTATCCGCCAACCATCTCCCTTGTCCACCTCCCGACCAGTCTTAATTAAGAAAACCAAACTCTCTTGTTTCTTCTGCCAATTCTCTTTTGGAAGTTTTTGACAGATGGGTTCATCTGGGTGCCAAACTAAAAATTCTTTATCCTCAGCGTCAGCACAAATTGGAGCACCACATATCTCTATTGTGTGTTTCATGTTCTAATTATACCAAGAATGATTCCCAGGGAATCATTCAATGTGGATAAAAAAAGACCCGTTACTATCTTGGCGGGTCTTAATCGTAGAACCCGTCATTGTCTGGGTCAGTTTTGATTAGTGCGTTCCAGTCGGGGATTGGCATTCTGCCAATTTTTTCCCTCAGGATTACGACATAACCCTTAACATGAGCTGGTTTAACTTCGCAAATTACACAAGCTGCTCCATAAACGACCTCTTGTCCTTCGGTTTTGATTAACCTTAAGAGGTGTAGGGTAATTCCTTTCTGTTTTTTGAAGGGGCGATTATGTAATTCACAGTCTTCACAGAACATATGACGGGTAAACGGGTATATTCTTTTGTTTTCCATAGAACTGTTTTTCTTTAATTATACACCCTGACAATCACTTGACAATTAAAAAGCCCCTCCGAAATGAAGGGGCTTAGATTAAACGGAAAACAAAATGGGGGTGGTTACTGTCTTGCAACCTCGTTTTGAATCAATTAGGAAAAATGTCTGCCTTGGGGTTTCATAGTCTGCCTTGATTTGCAAAGCAAAACTGTTGTAACCGATTATGGAACCATTACAGATGAAATTTCCGCCATCTTTAAACTGATGGAAATGCCCGAAACAATCAAGGTCAGCGTGTTTCATTTTCTGCCATTGTGAGATGGCTTTAAAGGTGGGGATAAACAACCCCCCAATACCTCCACCATATTTCATGGCGTGTCCATGATGAAAACGAATCATGAAGTCATATACTTTAACATAGGATAAGTACCCATCAGCGATAAGAAATGTTACTCTCTTGTTGCCTCTGAAATAATTAGCCAAGTTATGATACATAAAGTATTCAAGATTGTTTCCCTGCTCGGTTGAGATGTGAACCTTTTTAGTAATCCGGGTGTGATTGCCAACATGGCATGGAATTACTAAATTCAGTTTAGAGTTCCTTAAGAGGAAATGAATACCTGAAACAATTTGATTTTGAACTTCAATGATTGCCTCAATCGGTCTCAGGGAACAATTCTCCAACAACTCCTCATGGATGTTTCCACTAATGAAGTCCCCAAGAAGCGCTAACACCAATGTTTCAATTTTGGCATTTTGCTTTTCCTTCTCGATTAACTTCAAAGTGTGCTGGAAGAATTCCTCAATCCTCTTCTGGGCAATGGATAGGTTGAATTCATTCAGTCCGTTTACCTTTTCACTCTTAACGATTTCCTCAATGTGCCAATCGCTTGCCAATACCACCGCAGTAACAGGAGTATTACCACTACTCTTTTTTAGGGGAATTTCAAACGAATTGATCCCCGCCTTCATCTCAAGAACAGCTTCAAGTTCTGCTTGAAGTCTTTCAACCTCAGAGAGCACAACATGATACTTCTTATCAGTGGTTACTTTGCTTTTTCGTGCTTCTTCTTTGTCTTTGTCTATCTGGATTTGTTCATCGGCAGTCAAGTTGTCTTTACCGACAACAACAACTCCATTTCTTCCCGCCTTACTTGGGAGACCCAATCTTCTACCACGATCACTTACTGTTTTATAATTGGTAAGCCCCGTTAGTTTAGCCAGTTCAGCATTAGTTTTAGTCAACCAATGTTTCTTAATGAACTGATTGATTTCTGATTTTTTCATAATATTTTATTTAGTTGTGAATATTCAAATTTCTAAACCAATTATATCACGGCACGACCATGCCGTTTTTAATTTTTTTAAATCTTCTTTAGTTAATTTTTCAGTTCTCACTATTGAATCAATCATATCCTTAGCACCAGCCAGTGCAATGAGATTATCCTTTAAGAAAAATAAATTTGTAGCATAGAGAAGTTTTTTCTTTCTTCTTTCATATAGGTTCATTTGATTATTATACTAAATCAAGATTGACTTTTTTCTCCTTGTGTGGATAACAAAAAAGCCCCCTAAGGGGCTTCTCTGCTTTGTTGACCATGTCGATTAGGCAACTAATAATTTTTTAGACCAGCACGGCTTCGAGGATTTCCAGGGAGCTGTGCCATTCTCAAAGAGCAGAATCATTCCATATCTCAGATTTTCATCACTATTGTAGATATTTAATCCCCTCTTATTTGCAGATTCTTTATGGAAATAACTATTGATTTGCCAAGTTCCTATATCGGTGCCGACTACGGCCATGGTTCCTCTTGCCTCCTCTTTATAATTACTTTCACAAGAAATTATAGCATGAGCGACCAGTGGATTCACATGGTACTCCAATGCCAACTTATCTATCTTTTCCTCTAAAGAAAGAACTTCAACCGCATAGACCTCCCGGCTTGGGATATTGAACGCAGTTGCTAATAACACCACAGCAAGAAGCCATGCTATTACGATTTTCATTTAGTTTAGATGTTTACGGAGTCGAATACTTTTTTCAACAAGAGTTCATAGAGAGTTATGGCTCCAGCTAAGATGATGCCAGCTTGTTTTAGGATAGCCAAATATTCTGGATTGCCTTGAACTAACGAGTTTATGGCAACCACTACTAGGGCTATAATAAAAATTAGGGCATGAACTGCTGTCTTTCCATACTTCTCAACAAGTCTTTTAGATAGTTGAGTCAAGATACTGATTCCAAACGTTGATATTAGTGTAAACATTTATATATTTTAATTTTAAACACCCCGGGGGGTTCGTATATAATTATAACACTCACTAACCATCCTACATGGGGAAAACTATGAGTTTAGGGATTTGAGTGTTTTTGGGCCACAATACATACCCTTTAGGAAATATAATTCAAAGATTGAAGCCACCTTATTGGCTAATTGATAGGCAAGAACTGATTTGGCGGTAATTGGACCATAATATCCAGTGCACTCTTGCGTGAGGGGGAAGAAACCTTTTATTCTTAAAAACTTTTGAAGTTCCTTGATGTCATTACTTGTTTCTCCCCACTGCATTGACTTTGTAAAATTATATGGTGGAATAGGATTGTATTTTAAGATTATCCATGCTTCAGTTGGCTTATAATTACCCCATAAGATATTAGCGGTGCCGTTAATATTCCATAATATTCCCCAAGTATTGACCAGGGTTTGGTCTAAATTTACTGTGTAATCAAACTTACTCATATTGATTGCGTGGCCAGAGATTACTTTTTGGGGTGGTCTTAGGGGGTTAATGGGTTGTGTCCACCACTCTGAACCGACATCGTATCTGCAAATGATTCCACTTTCTGAATCTATAATTGCTTTTGCGATAGTTTGCGAATCGTTTATATTCACTTGAGCATAACCCTGTATTTTATTCACACACAATCCTGTGAGTCTTAAAATTTCCGATAGGGGTATAGCTTGAAGTTTGGCTATATATTGAGCATAGGGGGAATTTCTATCTTCTTCGGTTACCCATGTAAAAAATTCCAAGGGGAGGAAGCCATAAAGTTTTCCAACCTTCAGGGAGGACATAATAGATGAACCCTCCTGCCAGTTTTGGTCTAAAAATTTCTTCTGAAGAAGATATTGGAAATCAGCTGAATATTTTATTCCATCAACCTTACTTCTATTTTGAGTTAAGGAAATAGCAGTGCAAATTCCCACCCTTCTTTGGTTTTCTATTTCAGAAAGAGAATATTCATATCCACCCTTTACTAATGGTTCCCCCGCAAGGTCGGATATTTGAACTGTTCTTGAATCCTGTTTTGATTCTAAAGCCCCTAATCCAAATTGATTCATTGTAATTTAAAAGCCACCAAAATTATTGTTAATATTATTCCACCGATAATGGAATAGAGCATATTTCTCATTGCTTTGTGATTATCTTTTAGCCACTCAGTATCTACGGTATTTTTTGCTAAACTAATTTCAATATGAGCGAGATGATTTTCCCTGATTATTTTTATATCTTCTTCTATTTTTATAAGTCTTGTTTCCATATTAATTTACATAGCTGGAAGCAACAGTCCCCCCAAATTGTATCCAGTTTAAATCATTTGATAATACCCCTTGTTTTGTGAATACCGATTGTCCAAGAGAGCTGTTTATGTCTGTGCCATTTAAGAAGTCTATGCCCTCTGAAACTCCTGAAGTGACCGTGAGGATGGCTCTGGTGCCTGCGGTGCTTGCTACGAGGGCTATATGGCTTCCTGTGGTGCCTGCGGCGATGAATTGGCCCGAAGCGGAGATAGTGTAGGTATTAGCTGAAACAAGCGTATGCGTGAGTCCTGCAACGCTTAGATTAAGGATATTGGCAGTCCAAGAGTTTGTGCCTGCGAAAGTTGTGGTGGCTTGTAAATCAAGCTCCCCAGCAAGTGTTTGGAGGGCGTTAAGTGTGAGCGTGGCAGTTCCTGTAATATCCCAGTTATTCCAAGTTGTTGCTCCGGCAAATGTTCTGCTTCCGGCGATAGTAAGAGTTGAACCTGTTGCCGTAACTGTTCCTGCTGTTCTTGTAAAAGTTACTACTGTCCAAGTGATAGCTCCCGCAAAAGTATATGTTCCTGTTCCATTTAGGGTGATAGCTGTTCCTGATATAGTTCCTGCGGTGAATGTTGCGTTTGCCGAACCCGCAAGAGTTGTGGTGCCAGCTACCCAATTTGTAGCGCCTAGGGTTATTCCTGCTCCATTTATTGTAATTGTAGTTGTGCCTGCCGTGGTTAATGAAGTAGTCTGGCAAGCATTAGAAAGAGTTATTGTAGAAGTAGTAGTAATTTGCAAGTCGTTCCAAGTCATTCCATTGGTTGCAAGAGTGGTGGCCGCAGGAAGAAGAAGAATAGAAGTTCCCATAGACATTGTGCCAGCAGTATATGTCAAAGTGTTAGCTTCTTTACGAACAGTTCCTGATACCGTAATTGTCCCCGCCGAATTAAAAGTAAGATTATTTTTCACTATTCCCGTTCCGCTCCATGTCCCTGTGCCGTTCATCACAATAGAAGCAGTGCCTGTAACATTCCCTGTTGATGAAAAGCCCATTGTAAGTGTGGCTACATTTATATTAAATAAGCCGTTGATTGTAATGATTGATGTGGTTGCCCCTAGACTTAATGTCCCTCCGATATTGAGGTCGCTTGTGATTGTGTAAGTAAGAGTTCCAAGCAAGGTAACATTATCCCAAGTCATTCCCGAAGTATTGTAAGTTGGAGTTGTCGGAGAAGTAGTTCCTATTGTAAGCGTACTGCCAGTTGTCACCATAGTTCCTGCGGTGTATGTTATTGTGCCAGTAGAATATTTGATTGTTCCAGATATTGTAATAGTTCCTGCTGTATTAAAAGTTAGATTATTTTTTAAATTACCTGTAGTTACACCCACCATCTGTAAAGTACCCGTTCCTGTCATAATAAAAGTTGTTGTTCCTGAAACAGTTGTTGCTGTAATATTGGTTGTTATACTCGTGCAACTTATGGTATTGCCATTTATAACTGGTGAGTTTGACCCGTCACCCAAAAGAAGAGCTGTGCAAACCCAAGCATCCGCCAATGTGAAGGTAACTGCTCCTCTAAATTGCAATCCGCACAGTAAAGATTTTCCAGCCGATGTTAAGGTAGCAGTAGCTCCAGTACAAATCAAACGCCCCGTTGCTCCTGCAATAGTCATTCCTGCAATAAATGTAACAGTGCCTGAAGTAGATAAATTAGCATCAAAAGTTAAAGTTCCTGTATAAGAACCCGAAGCTATTATAGAAGCACACGCTGATGCGACATTGACTGTGATGTTGGTTGCTCCACTGGTAGTTGTAAGTAAAACAGCATCTCCAGCCACAGGAAAAGAAGCACCAGAAGCACCACCGTCTGTAGCAGACCAGTTCGTGGTGCTATCCCAATTTCCTGTTCCTCCCCCGACCAGATATCTGTTAGCCATTTTATTTTACTTTTGTCAAGTTATCTTTTATAATCACGACCTTTTTACAATTTCCACAGGTTATATTCAAATTACCGATAACATTTATCTTTTCAAATCCTTGGGGCAATTCTATTCTTTTGTGGCAAGATGGGCAGAATTTCATGTTATTTTTCTTTATTATCAAAAGTTCTTTTCTCACTGATGTATCTATTTGATATTCCTAGCTCTATGTCTTTCTCTGATTAGGGCATAAAATGAGGAATTTCAATCGGATCGTCCATAAAATCAAACTGCACAGTGGTAAAAACTGTCTTGGTTTCTGGCATATCAATATCATCCGCCGTAAATGCTTCGGCAATCAGTTCTTTTCGTTTTTTTGTTTCTTCGTATTTTATAAGTAACATAATTAAGTCTTAGTAATTAATATTACGACTGTTATTTTTTGAGCTAAGTCATTTGAGTCAACATTAAAACGAATAATATCATTCGCCGCCACTGCGGTCGTCCAAGTTGTTAAAGTTAAATCTTGATTTTTTGTGGCCGCAGTTAGTGTTGGCTTTTCGGTTCCCGCAATCGTATCTAACACAGTTGGAGGTTGATTTGCGTAGGTATCCTTCCAAACATCTATGACTGTGGAAGTTGAGATTGGAGTATTTGAAGTTTCAAATATCTGCCAGCCAGTGATTGTACCTGCGAATGGAATCACGAGAGAAGCATAAGCTCCTGTTTGAATAGGCGCGCCGGAACCGTCTAGGACTATGCCAAAAGACGCTCGGTTGAGGTTGGTTAAATCAGTTGAGATGGTAATATCTGTTGCATCTGTGCCAGCATTATCCGTTGCGGTTACACCAGCTCCGATAAAGTTTAGGTTAGTTCTTTGTGAGAGGTCAACCCCTTCGTTTTGAACAGTGTGTCCTCCACCAGAAGAGTCTATTCTATCTATATCTTCTCTTAAACCCATTGCCAGTTTTCTAAAATCTGGCATACCAAGAATATCTATATTTTTTTCAAAGTTTTTTGAAAAATTATCATGGAAAAATTCCTTGAGTTCAGATTTGATTTTATCTGGATTAATTGGTTCTGGAATTTTTATACTATCTACCCTTTGTTTAACTTCTATAATTGCATCATTAATTGGAGTTAAATCTAAATCAGGGATTAGGGGTTCTATCAGGGAAAGAAGTTTTTTATCAGATGGAAATTCTACTTTTGGGATTAATGGTTTAATAAGAATGAGAATTTCCTCTTTGGTTGGGGTATGCCCGTCTTTTGGAATTGCTGGGATAAGTGGTTTGATTAAAGCAATAAGTTCTTCTTGGGTTGGAGTATGGGCATCTTTACCGGGCTTACCTTCATCCCCCTTAAATCCAGCAACCTTATCAATAACTTCCTGGAGATCTGATTTCCTAGATTTTTTTTCCTGTTCTTGTTCACCCTCAAGGGCATCTTTTGCCTCGACATATTCCCCAAGAGAATAACCCTCTTGTTCTAATATCTTCTCCCTAAGTTTATCTTGGAGTTTTTTAAAATCCCTTGAAGCAAGTGAAATACCCTCGCTTATCGCTTCTCGTTCTAATTCTTGTAATGCGGACTTTAAAAGTCGCATTATTCTCTTTAATTCCTTATCAGTCACGTTGATTTAATTATAACATTAGTTATCTATTAAAAATATAATACTTGACAATATTATTGAGTGTAGTATAGTGGGGATATGTGGATAGCAGATATTATTTTAATAATTATTTGTCTCTATCTTGCTAATGAACTTGGCAAGAAAGAGAATAGATTCTAATCTTCAGGGATAAATGGACTTTGATACATTTGTATCCCCCCCTTCTCATCCAAAAGAGTTTGTAGAGCTTTAACTTTATTCTTCTCGGTATAACCCATCTGTTTTTCTAAATCTAAGGGGTCAATTTTATATCCAAAATATCTCATAATTTCCTGGTCTGTTGTCCTTCTTCCGTATTCCCTTTGTTGTTCTAAAGTTCCCCCACTAATTTTCTCAAATTTTGATGGTGTTGGTGTTCCATTTTCTTCATAACCGGTTGGAATAGCATCTGCTATTATTGGCGGAGCAAATGTTTTTAATACATATTTTGCCATATCCATTGTTTGTTTATCGGGGTCATCTGTTTTCTTATAAATCTGTTTACCGGAGAAATCTTTATTTAACCAAATTTCTCTAAGAATATTTACGAATGCTAGCTTACTAGCTACTGTTCCAGCTACACTTTCAGGAAGACCTTCTTTTGTTTTAGGTCTTTCAAAATAATTACCAGCCACTATGTCACCAAAAGGGAGAACATAAGTCAAGTCTAAATACCTTGCTCTTCCTAGTTTGTCTTCACCCGGCAATCTGACATATAAACCATCCTTAACCCAAGAAGGTTCATTTGCTCTTTCTTGTTGTAATTGTTCTATCCCGGTCTGTTTTTCTATTGAGTTTTTAATCTTTCCTAGATATGAAACCTTACCAGGTTTAGTTATCATTGTTTTAATAACTTGCGGTGTTGCTTTATATGTGAAGGTTATAAACGGTACACCAAAAGCTGATTCTCTTACACGCCTAATAAATGGGGTAACTTGGGCATAATTAAATGTAGCCATCTCTGCGGCTTTAACGGCATCCTCGGGAGATAATCCTTTTTCTCTTTGATAAATAAATTGAGCCAATTTTGCAAACTCTTCTTCTTTTTGGTATAGATTGGCTATCTTGTCTCCAATATTTTTTAAACCACCAATTGCTCCATTTTTCCCTCCCAAAATATCTTTTAATTCTTGGGCTGCAAATGTGTCAATAGCCAATCCAGCATTCTTGGCTTCTTTGTAAATATTTCCCTTCTTTATAAGTTCAGACGCAGCTTTTCCATATATATCTAATCTTGCTGGCGAAAGACCAGCAAAGTCATTTAAAATGAAATTACTTATTATATTTCTTATATGGGTTGCTGGGTTTAGGACAACCTTACTATACTTGAAAGTTGCCACTGCTTTTTTAATATATTTATCAAGACCTTCGGGGGGTTTTCTTGTGAGTTCTTGAAGATCGTCAAAGATTGGACCAGGAACAAATTTACCAGATAAAGCCCCAAGTGATTTTGTATCTGGAAGTTTTTTCATTCCATCAGCAATATCAGGAGTTATTTCTTCGGCCAATTTGCCCCATTGACCATTAACTTCTTTGAAGAATTTAGCTTTCTCTATTGATTGTTTAAGTTGGATTAATGATTTGGCGGTAGGATAACCAGCTTCAAGTATTTCCCCCATGGATTCTCTAATATCTTCAGGTATGTCTTTCCTTTTTTTAAATCTATCAAGTTCAATTCTTTGTGGTTTTTTATCGAAAATTGTTTTCAGTATACCTTCTTCGGGAATTTCTTTAGATTTATATAGACGAGCCATATATTTCCCCATGTTGGCAAAATATGTTTGTTCATCTAAAAGTCCCACATCCACCGCTTCTCTTCCAAGTCTATCAAGTTCAGCAAATGCTGGTTTTGCTTTTTCTAAAATATCTGGCGTCAAAGATTCAAGATTACCAGCTTTTCTGGCATTGCCAATTGCAATTTGGGCGGCTGAATCAAGTTTAGTTATTGGCCTTACAATATCCAATACGTTTTGTATTCCAATACCGATAGCTTTTTGGGATTTTTCAGCAATCTTTTGATATATTGGATCTTGGCCATATCTATAAACTAAAGCTCTGCCGAGTATATCTCCTGTTTGTTTAACGGAGTTACCAATTAAGGGAAGTTTGGTTGCTGTTTTACCGGCAATTTTGGCTGCTGCTCCGGCTGTCCTTAATACAGCCTTACCGAGCCCAAGTATTGGAACATAGGTCATGGGGTCTACTGCAATATCAAGTGCTGTTCCACCAAGTATTCTAAGGGTTGCGTCATCACTTAGGGCATAGGCATCTTTTTTAGAAAAACTTTCTCTGGTCTGCATACCTTCTCTAAAAGATTTACCTTTTAAAATACCAACCACTCCATGTTGAGTTGCATTTAAAACATCAAATACATCTGTAATAAATCCTCCACTAAAAATCTTCTCAGGGTCTTCCCCATAAGATTCGGTTATTTTCTTAGCTTGCTTGGAAACCCCAATTTGAGCAGCTCGTTTTTCTAATCCTGATACTGTTTTTAAATCTTTAGAGGAAATATTACCCCCAAGTCCTTTTTGTTGTCTAAAAATTTGGATAGCACTGGGTTCTTGTGTCTGTTTTCCAAACTTTTTTCTGTATTCTTCAATTGGACTTGCCATATTTATTTACCAAATAACCTGCTAAAAAAACTTCCTATTGGTTTGAAATTAAATAGACCAGCGGAGGGTACGGCCATTGAAAGTGGATTGATTTCAAATAATTTATTTAAGATATTTTTGGTTTCAGTTGTTTTTTCTGGAGTAATTGTTTGGGTTGTTCCTTCGGCTAATGCTTCACTCGCTAGTTTATTTGCTTCAGCTAGAACTTTTGCCCTCATACTGGAGGGAACATTAGTGATGTCTATATCGCCATTCAAATATGATTCAGCATAAGTAGCCACATCATCACTAATTCCAGATGTTGATTCTGAACCAAGTCTTGATTCTCTCCTTGCTGCCAATGATCCACCAGAAGATTGTACTTTAGACACAGCCTGTTCATAAGTATCATTTAAGGATATTCCAGCACTGGGATTATCTATTGCTAAATCAGCGATAAGTTTCTTTTCTGAATATGCCCTGTCATACGCTTGTTCTTCTTGTTTCACATACTCCTTATAGGCATCTTTGTATACACCCTCCATATTTTCAATAGTATCCATATTTAAATCATAGAACATCTTTGCGGTATCAAGTTTATATTTCTGATCAGCTACTGAATCTTTAACAGCTTGATCTATGAGATCTCGGCTTTGAGTAAATAAACCTGTTTTGAAATTTATATCCGCAGCAATTCTATTTAGTTCTGGGGCATACCTTCTTTGAATGGCTGCAGTTTGCCTTGAAATGAATCCAGTAGAGGCCATTGCATCAGTAGTTTTAGAAATATCAGTTTCCATCGCAGCCTTCTTTTTATTATAGTCAGAACCAAGAGAATCTATCTCAGCGAGTTTAGCCTTAATTCCATATTGTGATTCTAAGTTTTGGCGAAGTTCGGCTTGAGATTGGTAATTCTTTGTTTGATCTTGAAGCCAAGAAGCTAATCCTTGTTTTTGTTTAGCGAATTCTGAAAGATTTTGAGTATATTGCGTGATTAAATTATCCGAGAAAGTTGAAAGACCGGCTGTTTTAGCGAGGGCGGAAGAAACTCCGCCAATTTCTGGAGCAGTCCCAGTTGCTAAATTTACCCCCTTAACTTGATTCATTTGATCCGCGCTCGAAGGGGCTTGGGCTGCTGGAAGTCCACCCTTTAATTTACCTAAAAGAAATGTGTTCTGTTCTGCAGTTCCTGTATAAGTTCCTGTTCCACCATATGAAGCATAAAGCGGCGCTCTTTGTTGAACTGTTGGAAGTGTCTTATTTTGTTTTGTATAAAATTCCCAGAGATTAGTCGCACCCATTGCGGCCTGCGGAACACCGGATGGTTGAATTGGTTGTGGAGCAACATATGGACTTGCAATTCCCTGAGTATTAAAAGTTTTACCATCTACCGTACCAGAAAATCCAGTCCCAAATCCTGTATTGGTTTGAAAGTTTTTTACTTCTTGAAATCCAGAACCAGTATTTATCATCGGCCCCTTAGTGGGATCATAGACGGGATCAGCCCCTCCAGTACCAGTTTTTAAATTACCTTGCAATTCCTCAATACTTAATTGATTACTATAAAAAGCATCCTGCATTCCTTTAGTAAAATTTCTGGTTGTATTTGCAATCGCTGAAATATCATTACCGGCACGAGTTGCTGCTCCACCCGCCCCTGTTCCATATTTCGTTATATAATCCTTCCAATAAGTTGCCATATCTATATAATTATATCATTAAACCGCTATCAAATAAGTTATCCCACCAATACCAGTAGCTCCATCAACTCCATCGATACCATTTCCACCACCACCACCCGTACCCCCAGTGCCCTTAGTTCCAACTGAACCAGCACTTGTTGTAATAGAACCCTTATTTGTTAAAACTGAATATAAAATTATTATAAATCCGCCATTACCGGGTTCTCCACCCGAGCCACCACCACCACCACCATTACTTTCTGCTGGAGTAGAATTACCGCCATTGCCGCCATTCCCCCCATTGCCCCCATTGGCAGAAATTAATCCACCGGAATCAATAATAATATTTTTTGCCGCAATCCATATTACTCCGCCATTCCCCCCAGAACCGCCACCACCCCCTCCCCCACCAGAAACAGAACCACCAGTTCCAAAATGACCACCACCACCACCACCCCCCGAACCACCTGAACCGCCATTACCGCCATAAATTGTCAGAGTTCCTGAAGACCAATCTCCAAATGAAGTCGCTTGGGGAAGCGCTCTTGGTGATGAGACAGCTGCCACGATTGTACCCGCAGTTCCGCCAGCTCCACCGGCTCCACCGGGGTTAGTATCAGTTCCCCCTGCACCACCCGTTCTACCTGCTATGCCATTTGAACCAACCGCATTTGCTGATATTCCAGTTCCGGCTGTGCCAGCTACACCATTATTTCCAGTACCATTTGTATTTTTACCAGCCCCGCCATCACCCCCAGCTTTACCTGCGATGGTTGGAAAGATTCCCGATGCCGCCGCTGCACCTGCTGTTCCCCCAGTTCCTTGTGTTATTCCAGAACCACTTGATCCATTACCAGCATTACCTCCATTATTCCTAGAAATCCCAGTATCTTTTATAGTGATAGATGTTTTGGCATAAACCCTATAACCAGATGGTTGTAAAATTCCACCAGGATTGATTATTAAATTATCATAATACATATCCCGAGTAAGAGTGGTGGTTCCGGTAATAGTTACATCCCCATCTGAACCATCACCAAAGTGTTTAGAGAAACCTATAATCTCCCCATTAGAACTTAATTGCCAGCCCTCACCAGAACCCTCTTTATAATTAGTAGATTGTAAATTTTTACCAACAATAGATAATCCGCTACCATATTGAATTAAACCATCCCCTGTTTTTATAATTACTGCTCCAGTTTTTACATCGATCTGATCTGGTTTAATATCAAATATATCTTGCGGGGTTGGCAAGATTACATTATTTTCTGATTCTATTTTTGTTAATTCGGGATTCATTAGTCTATACTTCCCCAAATTCTGGCATTTTTTAATTTAACAGTAGCAGAAGCACTTCCACTTGTATAAGCAAATTGCATTTGAAAATTCTCAGCCACTTTTCCATTTAAGGGATAGAAAACAGATGTAACCGCTCCAAGTTTCGCAAAAGAAATTGTGTCTGAATATAGAGTTATACCCTTATTATTTATTAATTTAAAATCAACATAAGCCCCAGAAGTTAAAACTTCAAAATTTATCCTCACACCTTCTATTTTTGATACTCTCCCATATCCGGTAATATCGAATAAAATTGAACGCCATTCTGTCCCAATAGCTCCGGCGGTAGCATAACCGGAAAATTGATTCAAGCTAAAAGTAGAAGCGGTTGATGCTATTAAGGGAATACTGAATACATTAACTAACCCGCCAACACCCGCCGAACCAGCATACATATATTGAAATAATTTTACTGGTAAATCCCTGTGAGCTGAACCATAGGCATAAACATAGCCCACGGTTCCACCAACCCAAATAAGGAAATTTTTATAATCAGAAACTTGATAGTAGGCGGGAAGTCCAAGACCATAATCAGCAAGATCGTGAATTCCCCCATTATTTACATAAGCAAGTTTTGAACCAACCGTAATAAAATTGTCTTGATAGAAAAGATATACAGTTCCATTTTTTACATAAAGTGCGCCAGATGCTCCATTTACGGGAATTTCATATTCCCAAGTTTCGGTCGTGCCATCCCAAATAAACACCGAAGATGGAACCCTGTTTCCAGAAATTGTCATTGAAGACGATCTGGCTGAAATCCAAAGCCTATCATTATTCCATGCGATTGATTGAACGACAAACCCCGTAGGTAAATCTAATGCTTGTGCGTCAAAAGTTGTTCCATCGTAATTTCCAATATACCTGCCATTGGCAAAATATAAAACATCATTTCCACCAACAATCATTTGGTGCGGAGCATCAGCCAAGGCGGCAGCACCCGTTGGGACAGTGGAACCCCAATCATCATCGAAGGTTGAACTTAAATTAAATTTGCCAATATCACCAGCAGAACCCGAATGGTTATAGGAGTAATAGAGATTTCCTTGATAAACCGCAACATCTTCACCCATCTCTCCGGTTACTGCGGCTTTATCAATGGTATGAGGCCAATCACCACCAGATGTTACTGTGACAACGGGGGTGGTAGCACCATCAGATGTCATTTTATAGAGTTTTGCTCCACCTGTTCCATAGGAGGTTAATGAGGAAGCTGGGGCTTCAAGCATTCCTTTAATGAGCGTAGTTACAGCGCCAGCATTTGTTCCATTAGTTACTGCCGCAATACCCGGGCCCTGAGAAATATAATTTGGATTAGTAATATCTATATTGGCTATATAGTCAGCCATATTTTTATTACCTACTGTTCCATAGTCAACAAAATCACCACCTGGTGCAATACCTCCTTGAAAATTTGTTTCTATTTGAAATCTCATATATTTAATTATACTATGCTAAACCACCCACAGTTTTCACCGAACCTATGGCAAGAGAATTTACAGTCTTCACTGAAGTCTTTGCAAGTCCATTTATTGTTTTTATTAAAGTTGTTGATGGCCCGGCGAATGAAGCAGCAGCCATTTTGGGAAGGGATTGAGTTACCCAAGTAGCTGTGATTGTTCGATTTAATTCTTCGGCTAATTCCCCACTTGCTCCTGAAGTATCATTACCACCTGTATCAGTAATATCATAATCTTCAGTTACTCCAACCCAAGAACACGAAGCCAATCCATCCCTATTCATGGAAATTGCAATCGCAAATCCATTAGCCGGAATATCTAATCCCCCTGATGGCGGAGTTGCGGAACTAGTTAGGGTATCTGAAGCAGTTGCACTGGCAAGACCCGTTGAACGATAAGCGGCTATGTCGCAGTTGCCCATTGTTGTACTCCAAATAACAACAATGTCTCCCGTTGCCCCAGTCGGAACTGCGGCAGTAGCAACCCCCACCTGGTCTCCATTGGCCGAGATTTGGGCATTTATGGTTGCCGTTACTCCGCCAATTGTAACAGTATTTATAGTTCTTGCTGTTCCATCAGAAGCTCTACCTTGTATAGCGACATGGATAAACCTATCTGCTGTTGCTGTGCCTAAATTCTGTGCAGAAAAAGTATAAGTAGTTAGGTTTGTACCATCTCCAGTTTGTTGTAAATATGAAAGTGCCATTTATGTATGAGTTACATAATCCGATGAAGGGTTAAAATAAATAGTATTTGGCTCTACTGTAACTGCAAATGCAACCCTTCGCATCACACTATCAGTTGTTACCGGCGCTGTTGCTGTTATGTCCCCGGCAGTTTCAGACACATATACGGGCGCACCCAAAGCAATTGAAGCAGGAAAAGCGGCAGAACGAATAGTACCCATAAGAAGCATTGAAGTTGCCACGCCATCTGTACTTGCATCAACACAAATACCAAGCACTACATCACCTGCCGTAGACGCGGCGCTTGCATCAGCGAGTAACCATTCTGCCGCCGTTACATCTAAGTAACATAAATCACCAAATGCCAGTGTCGCCCCCGCTGTGCCAGGAACCGTAATACCTGAATATCTTTCATCCGCCGACATTGAGGCATCCACCACAATACCGACTGTTGCGGGGTCTGCTCCTTCTCCTAAAGTAATATTTCCTGTAAGCGTGCCACCCGCCACAGTCAGAACATTTGTTCCTTCAACGGCTAACACTCCCGCCGAAGCCCTGCTAAGAGTAGTATCGGAGGCATGGCCTAATTCTATATTCCCAGTCGTGGTTACAGTAGCAACTGTAATACTAGGAGTTCCCGTTAGGGCAGTTGCAACAGTATTATCGCCGGTGTTCGTTCCTGATGTATTTCCTATTACTGTCTTTTCTGCGTCAGTTACATAATTATCGTCAGCACCTAGGGCTGCTGCATAAAGCGTATCAAAATATGTTTTAAGGGTTGCCTTAATATTAGCCCAAGTTATTTTCTTAGTAGTAGTTGTTGTAATATCCACAATAGGCACAACATCTGTATCTATTGCGGGGGTATAACTTGTTAAATTTGTTATTTTAGAATTTGCCATCAGTTTTTTGTTTGATATGAATAAGGCGTACTTGATTCTGTGCTACTCTCAAGAAGAATTGAGTCTCCCGTTTCTAAAAGAATATAATCTCCAGTTTCCTGTAAAAGAATTGAATCACTGGTTGTAGATTTGGAGGGAAACGAGAAAGAAGTACTATTCTTTGTTTGATTGCTGAATGTTGTAGTATTTTTTACTTGTTGTGACCATGTTGTTGTCATACTTATACAAACTGTCTCCAGCTTCTCTTAGAGGCTGGCCTTACTGTTGTTTTATGTTCCACATCTCTCCTAGAATAGAATCGCACTAATCCTTGTTCCAACCTAGCTTTTTGAGCCGCAAGAAATTGTCTTTGCTGAGTATCTTGAACGAAATCAAGCGATGCCCCATAAGAGAGTATCCTGTGGTATGGTTTCGCAAATCCCGGTTCGGTGGTTGTTGCGGTTGTTGGAAATTCAGTTACATCCCTATTTACATATACAGCCAAACCAGACGCTAGGGTGGCATAAGCGGAAGATGGTTTCGGGTAGAGCATCAATGAACGCCCAATTAAATCATAATGAACCGGCATACCGGCTGTTTCAAGATATTCTGGGAGGGCAATAGAAACATCTCCCAAATCAATTTGGATAAGTTTCTGCCAATTACCGGAAGAATCTTTTACTTCAACCCTTTCAACTCTTTGGGTTGTGGATGGTAGTGAATAATCTTGCTGACCATGCACCATGGTAGCTTTAGCGATTGGAAGTGTTGTGGCATTGCTATCATCGTATTGCCAAGAACCCTGACTTTCCCAAATAAGTCTTGAAACATTATTGTATTCAATATTTACATTTCTCGTAATGTCAGCGAGTGGATATGAGGCAGAAGTTGTTCCACATAAGAAATGAATATCTGCCGTAATATTATTATAATTCATACATAAATTATACCACGCAGATTACTTAAAAAAATCTATATCAGAAATACCCTTATCGTCAATATACTTGTCCCCAAAAAATTTAGTTCCAGTTCTTAAAATATGATATTTAATTCCCCAATTTTTGAGTTGTTTTCCCGTTTGTTTATGATGGTCAAAACCAGTTTGTGAACCTCTTGCCGTATCTATAATTATCATGTTGCCCTCATCGTAAAGTTTATTCAATTTCTCTATCCTTTCCAGATATGGTTTAACGGAATAAACATCCCCACCATCATTTGGAATATTTTCACACAAAGTACCATCAAGGTCTACAATATATCTCATATCTTTTTTGCCACTACACGCACCAAAAATGGATCTTCATTCTTGTATTTAGAAAACCCAGTCCCCTCTGTTAGGGAAATGATCTGAAAGTTGTTATCTTTTAAATCTTTAACGAGTTGGGCAACATTGACAAAATTTCTTTCATGTTTCCTAAAAGTCTTTGGTTTATATTTATCATCGGTTGTTCTGGCTTCAATGAAAAGAAGGGAAGTTGCCCATTTGAGAATTTTTAATTGCAAATCCCTATTGATAGCGTGCCAAAAGAATCTTGTATATACATTGTCATTACACTTGTGATTTTTAATATATTCCCCAACATCAATTTTATTTGTGAAAATATCGCCATAAGCGGAATCGATACCCCTTGCTGTAATTCCGCATTCATGAAAATATGATAAATCTCTCCCGTCACCAGATCCCAATTCTAGTATACCTTTATCCGCGAATACTGCCGCAATTTCAGCAAATGAAGAATGTTTTAATTTCTTGGAATTACGATAGAATTTCTCCCAATATTTTTTATTTTTTATTTGGTTCATTTTTGAAAATAGTTACTTCATTTTTTCCAGTAATATTTAACATTTCGGCATATTCAGGATGTGATGTGAGGTAGGTTGGGGAATGATCCCTGCCTAGTTTATCTCTCCAATTTCTATATGAGAATTCAAGATATTTTTCAATGGGTGAGGGCGTAAGATATTTCTTTCCATGAATTTTAATGGTGTCTAGTTTCTCGTAGAATTGTGCGGGAGTAGATATAAGTGTCATAGCACCCAATTTGGGCGTGCATATATATTCAAACATCTGGTGAGTATTACAGAATTCTTTCTGAAAAAAGAATATGGAGAATGGGAACTTTCTTTTACATACGATGATACCAGTTTTATCATCTCCGTTGTATCCAATTTCACTTGGTTCCATCCTACCAAATACATTGAAGGCTATATCTTGTGGCATAAATCCTAAGTCATATAATGCCCAGCCAATAGCCTTACGAGTTTTTAAATCTATTTCATCTATAATAGCAAGGTCTAAATCATCATCATGTTCAAGGAAGTCTCCATCTCTAACCATTCCCAATAATCCCCCGTAGCATAAAATAGCCCTTACGCCATGTTGCTCAAATACTTTCACGACTAACTCTAAGTCTGAAATCCTATCTGGATATTTTGATTTCTTAGTAAAGAATGCCATTTTGATTTTGTCTTGCAAAAATTGTTAAATCTTTCATATCAGTAGGGTTACCGGAACCCTTTTGGTCGTGTCCAGGTAAATCCCTTGAAAGCGTGAAGTGCTTTTCGATTATCTTAGCACCTCGTTTAATAGCCTCTCTTGGCCAATAAGTTCCAATTGTATGGTCTGAGAATCCCATATACTTCTCTCCTTCACCAAACTTGACTGGAAAATTTTCAGCTTTCATATAGGTTGGATATTCAGCTATACAAAATAAATAATCACAATTCTTTATTGCTGGAATACCACGCTCGTCTAACTTACCAAGTGAGGCAATAATTGGTTTACCCGTTGCTTCCATAGCCTTAATGAGTTCTGTGTCATAGATACTTCGTGAGGCAACCTTATGGCGTTTGACCCCTAATTCCTCAAGCCATTGAAGATGTTCTAAATCAAAAGCAGAAGCCATAAATTCAATGCCAACCTTATCACAATATTCTTTTAGTTCCCTAAATTCTTCCTTGGTATGTTCTGATAGGAGTAATTCAAAATAACGAGATTCCCATGGTTGTTTAATCTTGTTTGTATTGTATGCTTGGAATTTTGCGATATCAGCTCCACACCTTTTTGCCTCATCAATTAGGAGTTTAGCGTGTCGCATATAACCCATGTGGTTATGGCCAATTTCAAAACACATGAGGACTTTATTTTTTTCTTTTTCTTCTGGTGTCATTTTTATCATTATACATGAGAGCACTTTGGTAATCTGCAAGAGTGTGAATATCGGTTGATAGGTCTTGAATAAGGGCTTCTGGTTTCGGTTTATATGGGTTTTTATATTTCTTCAATCTTTCTTTGGTTAATGCCCAAACACTTCCATAGATATTTAAATCCTTATCACAAGTCATTACTTCTTGGTAATTATTCTCCATTAGGCTCTTGACAATTTCAATAGTAGCGGGTTTAATGGTTGGACTATTGGCCTGGACTGCGATTATACCATCACATTTTCTCATCTTTTCAAGGGCGTGTTTGTAAACTGGAATATTGGGGATATCTCCACAGAGTTTTGGACTTCTGAATATTATCTCTGCTTTATATCTTCTGGCGATTATTGCTATCTTGGGAGAATCAGTGGAAACATAAACTTTATCAAATATCTTTAAGCACTTTTTTAGATTTACCACGAACATTGGCACCCCGTGGAAGTCTAGGAGATTTTTTCCCGGCAATCTTTTGCTGTCCCCCTTTACTAACATCAGCCCGTAAAATTTTCCCATCGGCTTCGATTTTTTTAATTTGGTCATATACAATATCAAATGGAAGTTGTAAATCCGCGCATAATTCAAGTAGGGATTTTTTGCCATCCATCATGTAAAAGAAATAATCATAGTTAAGATTTACTTGCTTGCTGACAGTCTGCATTCCATATTTACTCCGCATAAGTGGCCCCTTGAAGTTTTTAATTGGAATGAAATCTTTCTCATATAGTTCGACCACCTTTATGATTAAATCAGCAACCTCGGTAATTTTTTCATAATTGATTTTATCTGGCGTATCTGCCGAAGTATGATATTCCTTATAGGGAAATGTAGAGAATAGGAGTCCCGGAATTCCTATTAGGGGATCATTGAATACGGTTTCATCTGAACCTATCGTTGAGCGAAATGGAGCCTTACGATAAGTTTTACCAGACATCTGTAGTGTTGATTGAACTATATAATTTATCCTATCTCTCGGATTCCATGTCTTAAAGGATAAGACTGAATTGTCATTTCCACAAATATCAACTGCTACCATAAAATCAACTTTAGATAAATCTTGCGTAAGGGCATAGGCGATGGAACCAATAGTCTCTGGACAAAATACTATTTTTATGGTATGCTCACATTCGATTTTATCCAAGACTTCCAGAATGCAAGTTACCCCAGAAAGATTATCATTTGCCTGATATGGGTGATCCAGATGGGCAAAGAGTAGTATTTCACGGTCAGTCTTTCCGGGCTTCTCTAAAACCCCCAGTTTCATTACCCCATTTTTGAACTCGCTATCAATAAAGACCTCGTAGTCGCCCTCTGGGAGTTCTTTCTTTTGATTCTCAGACATACAGAAGCCCCATCTTTTTTCATAGAAAGAGGTTCGATATGGAATCGTATCTGGATCATTATCCCCAAAATCTGTTCCTGAATAAATATTTTTAATGATTTCTTCCTTAGAAAGAGTTCCTTTAAATGGTGTTGAGTAGATTAAGACAGAAAGGGGTTCTTTTTCATAATCCAATATCTTTTCTCCATTATATTTTATCCATGCTTCTTTGATTATCCATTCCTCTGGAACCGTCCATGTATCAAATTCAGTCCCCGTTGGAAATTCTAATACCTTCATTTCCTTGGTTGCATATATTGGCGGTATCTCTCTTTTAAGCCAAAAAAGATTTTTCAAGTATTCCAACCTCTTGTCATATCCTTCCCCCAAAAGATAGGCATTTATCGGGTATAAATCTTCAATTATTTCTTTTGAAGTTTTCATTATATTTTAGTTATTACTATTTGGCGACCCTCTATACCTAGTTCGGTTGGATGTATCTTATCTTTCAAAAAATCATCAACAGCAACCTTAACGCCCTTATGGGCTGGATAATCGTGGACAATTATCTTTCCACCGAGCGAAACCATTGGGTAAATATATTCCAAGCACTCCTTAGTTGATTCATAAATATCAACATCGATATGAGCAAGAGCTATCTTCTTATCTTTGAGTATACCACCTGATTCTGGAAATACACCCTTAATGATATAAACATTCTTTTCATCTTTTAATAAACTTTTTACAAATGATTCACCCGCATCACAATGACCAACTGTGTAATATTTAGGGTCATAATCAAAATTTAATTTATTTGGTAAACCTTCAAAGGTATCAAAAAGATATACTTCTTTTTCTTTATTTTCTTCCCTTATGATGGCTGCGGTGGCACCCTGATAAACACCAACCTCAACAATCACACCCTCGATATTGGGAATTTCTTGGAGAGTTTTCCTAAATAGTTTTATTTCCCCTGGGGTCTGATAAATTTCTACATCTTTATATCTCATGTTTTTCAAATTCTTTTAATAATAATGGAATAACTTTTTGATTGAGATGAATACTGTCTTCTTCCCTTATTACATAGTAACTCATATCAGTTTTTAGATTGTGCATAAGTTCTTCTAATATTGATATGTATAATATTCCCACCCTATCTGCCCTCTTTTTACATTCATTTGTAAATTCCAAAGTTACTTGATTTCTTTCTTCCTCTGTTCCTTCACAATTTTTATCCATTGAACTACTAGCTGGTGGTAGATATAAAATAATGTTATTTGTCATTCGTGCCATATCTATAAATTTGAAATAGTTATCAACTGTTTCTTTTATGTTCAATTTCTGACTTAGATACATCCGGCAATCTATCTCCCCAAATGATAACATGGCGGTCGTATTGGGGGGAGTAATGGCATAAAAATCATCTATAATTTTATTCTTGATTAAATTATGAGCTGTTCGTGGCCCGATTCTACAAACCGTAAACTGATGACCATTTATTGTCAGGGGGCTATCTATATATTTTGCTCCCTCCCCAAGTAAGTCATTAGTTCCCCTAAATACCCCAACATGGGAATCACCAAATACATATATCATTTCTTTAATATTCTCAATATGCCAGTTTCATTAAATAAATTATCTTGTTCATATACCTGAGTATATCCAAATTGTTCAAATATATTTTTATAATTTCTACCCCACAGGGTCTGTTTATATCCATTATTGGCATCATACTTACCCTCAAATAAGAAGAGATATTTTTTCGCCATTCTCGCTATCTTTTCAAAGACCCATTCATTCTCTCTGGGGATAAGAAATAGAGTTGACATGGTATAGATAATATCGTATTGTTTTTCTGGCACATCTTCTATAGCAGTTCCATTTTTCTTATCTATTCCATCAATATTGAGGAATCCATTTTCCTTTAATTTGTTAATATTTCGATTATCACCACTGCCTATTTCCAGAATAGTATCATTTGGTAATACCCAATCTTTAAATACATCTACTAATAATCTCGAACGTTCATCTGGGGTATCTATAACTCTATATATTTTTTTTAATAAGTTCATGGGTATTTAATCCTAATCCCCCCTCTTCAATTACAATCTGCTTCCGTTCTTCTTTTAATTCATCGGGGTTGGCTAGTTGTTGACCAATAGTTTTTCTCAAATTCCCGAGTGATGTTCTTTTTGAAGCCCTTGATATTACCCTGCGATAAGTCTCATATCTTGGGTCTCCACCAAATGATTTCGGTTCCCATTCCTCCATGATGACCACTGGTATATCCATAGCCTGAGCTATAAGTTCGAAAGTAGATTCAGAAATCCCAACAACCAAATCAGCAGTAGAAAGAACATCGGCACAAATGTCAAGGTGATTAGCATCATCTCTTCGGGATGCAACGGGGTTGTCAAACTCTTCTGGATTATGGCTTTCAATAATTTTAGTAATGACATTGCAGTTTTTTAATTTCCTTAATTCGTTTCTAACTTTAATATTTTCTTCTACGGGTCTATCCCAATGTTCTGGGCAAAATACTATATTTATTCCCCCATGTTCTTTTCTGGGTTTGAGATATTTGAACACAGTAGCTCCGACAACTTTAATTTTCTTCGGGTCTTGCCCAGCTTCAATGAGAGCTTCCTTATCAGACTCACCCCATACCATGAGTATATCAGCTTTTATTTTTTCATTAAATGGGGAAAAGTATTTAGAAGTTCCCCTTCTTCCATGTTGATAGACTAAATTTTTTTTACCCCTCGATTTGGCAAGATTTATGATCCCTCTTTCTATTGGATTGACATCATTCCAAAGGATCACCGTTTTTGCTTTATCAAAATCTTCAGTAGTTCCTAAATCTTTTAATACTGAATTATGATCCAGGGTATAAATCATTAAGATTGATTTAGAACTTTTAATCCCTTTATACCTTCACCCTGTAAAGCTAGTTCCCAGGGAAGACCAATGGCATCAAGGCTTCTATTTTTGTGAACCCAATCTTGCTGTTTTTTTCCGAGTTTCTCTCTGAATTCCTTATCCACAATGAGTTTCTCAAGTTTCTTATACCAATCTTTGTAAGTATTCTTGGTTAAATATCCTACTTCTTTTGAATACGGGAGAACATCGGACGCCAATACAGCCGTCCCCACCGAAGCATATTCATAATATTTAACACAGGATTTTCCAGCATTAAATGTGGTATCTTCAAGTGGGGCAATGCCAATATCAAAATCACACCTCGAAAGAACTGATGGATGTAATTCTGGCGGCATGAATGGAACGTGCATTGTCTTTAAATCCTTGAGTTGTTCTGCGAATTTAATGGCCGAACGATAATATTCATTTTTCTCTGGTGCAAAATTTCCAGCTAAAGTTCTTTGATAGAAATACATAGCAGCCTCAAGGGGTTCGCCCGTAAGTCCATAAATAGCAAACAGGAAATCATATTTCTTTGCTAGATCATTTACTACTTGTCCAATGAGATGTAAGTCTCCCCAATGAGAAGCGGCCCCCATATATCCAATTACAAGTTCTTGATGAATATGCGGTCTTTCAATATAACTAGCTAAGTCTACACCATTCGGACAAAGATGGATTTTCTTCTTAAAATATTTTTTGAATTTCTTTGCTAAAACCTCTGATGGCGTAATAACAATATCAGCTTCCTTTATTTGACTCTCGTATTGATCTTTTAGGGCATTTGACACAAGTACACTGGGATTATTTTTTGCCACTTGCCAAAAATCATCATCCATGTCGTAAATAACCCTTACCCCTTGGGCTTTAAATTCCTTCATCCACTTGACTGGGTTATATTGAGTTGGATAAGTTCTGCCGAATACTACAACATCTGGCCATTCGAGCAATTCTTTTGGAATCTCTGAACCTATTGACATCTGCCTAACAGCGTGTCCTCTTAATTTAAGAGCTTGGGTGGGGAGATTTATTCTATGAAACCAAATTCCATGAATATATGCATCCGGGCGATCCGCTACAAATAAAACTTTCACGGCTATATTTTCCTTAGAAAAGTTAATAATTTATCTTTCGACTTTATTTCATTTTGGAGTTGAATAAGTTGCTTTCTTTGAACACCAATAAATTCAGGAGGGCCACCACCTAAAATGGTTTCAGTTACGAATTCTTCCATTAATTTATCTACTTCTTTTAGGTATAGATACCTATTTTTTAATCGCCAGATAGCGAGTAATCTGTTGAATTTATTTAACATATATTTTATTATTAACTTATAAGATAGTTGCTTCCTCAATTGTGCTCCAGATCGTATACCTCATCGAGGTTTGGATGCGATAGGAGCACAAACAACTTACCTATTAGCCAGTGAAGGCTGTCGGCATAGAAAGGTTAATACCTCTCTCTTTGTTCTTCGTTGTAACAGTTGAACCGTATACAGTCCAGAAGATGAAGTTTGAACCTAACATATCGTCTTTAGGCTTGATCTCCAAACCTGGAGATTTCTGCATAGCGACGCTGATGGTACCTTTTCTTCCGAAGTAAGAAGCACGTCCAACGGTTGTACCGGATGCGCCAGCACCAGATAGACCGCCAATAATGCCGTTACCCGCTGCTGGGGCGATGGCTGAAAGGTTTCCTGATGGAAGGTTGTTGGAAATATAGACTTGGAAGCCCATGAAATCTCCAGCGTAACCATTCCTTAAGGTTGAATCTGCTACATTGAAACCGACCGTTGCGGCCTTTTTTTCAACTTGAGATGCAATCTTCGGGGAAACAATGCAACACCAATCTCCTAATTCTTCAACATTGTGATCGCGGAGGAACTTTCGAGCTCCCGCGAAGACATTGATGATGTTTGCTGAACCGGCTGAAACTGGAGCACCATTGGTGGAACCAGTACCGATATCAAGGTCGTCTGCTGGCATAAAGCCATCAGCTCCTGTGATATTTTTCAGAACATCAGTGTCAATCCTATTTTTCAGACGGAAAGCCGCTTCTGTGGCAAGTTCCCTTGCAGCGTCAATATTAGTCTGAATTTTGTGAACATCGTCCACATAGAAAGGAGCAACAATGTAAGAAGAAATAACGAGTGTGTCATATGCCCAGTCTTGAGCTACGGCAGAAATAGTAGTCCCAGCGGTATAAGTTGTGGCAGAAAGATTTCCGAAACGTGGAATGTGGATGGTATCAGAATTACTGTAATCACCCAATTTCATGTCCGCAATTTCTAATGCAACCAAAGACTTATACAAAGGAACCTGCACCATTTTTGACCATAATTCAGGAACTATAGCAGATACATCGTTTGTAATTACTTGTGTCATTTAATTTATCCGATATTTTTTCTGTTTGGATTTGGCCTGGGACTTTTATAAAGTCCGGCTTCTTCCAACATCTTCTCCGCACTGGAGAGATCAGCTGAACGTAGTTTATCCATGAAGGATTTAGGTTTTTCCATTTCAGATTGTTTACCGGATGGCGTTAATGATTTTTCTTTTTCGACCTTTTCTCTTTTGGCTTTAAAGGCCAACTGGATATATTCATTTTCAAGAGCTTTAGTTATTTCACCTGGCTCCTTAGACTTCGCATATTCAGTCGCAAAATCAATTTCCTCATCCGAATAGTCTTGTAGCTTCTTCCCCAATTTAATGAAGTCGAGAGCATCTACTGGTGATTTATCCTGTTTAACCGCAGATTTCGGTTGTTTCTTAAGTTTGGCAAGTTCGTCATTGACTTCCTTGAACCTCTCATAAGGAACTGTTTTGTCATTTCCAGGTAATGACATTTCGGGTGTTTTTTCGACTTCACTGTCGTTCTCGATAACCTCTTCGGGTGATGACCCCCCGATTACATCTTCAGTATTCATAGTTTACATTTTAACGTCTTAAGTGACGAACTATTGATAATATATATATTATACTACGAGTTTTTTACTCGTATTGATTTTTCCCTTTTTCTGTGGTCTTTTGTTCTTCCATAAAAGAGAATAATTTCCTGACAAGTTTGATTCCGTATTGTCTTCCCTCCATTTCCTTGAGGGTTTTACAAGATGATATATCATCAATATTGTCAAGTTCTTCTTTTAGGTATACACGAAGAACCTTACCGAATCCGCTTCTTCCAAGTTCTTCTAAAATTTTCTTTTGTTCATTAGTCATTAGACTGTTTGAGGAGATGCGCCGGGTACTGCTTGTCCAAGAGCAGCCGAACTTACTCCACCACCCGAACCCTTAGCAATAGGTGAAAGTCCTGGAACCATTCCATCAATAGACTTTTTTTCTACATCAAAGATTTCATTGGGATTGACACCTCCATTTTCAAGTGTCATATAGATTATTTTCTTCTTGATAGGGTCTTGGGTAGCTGTTGGATCTGCTGTGATAGCCTGAAGAACAGCAAAGATGGTTGCTTGGCGAACACGAGTATCAATAGACTCACCCGTAATATCAATATCAACATCATATTTGACATTCTTATAAAATCCTTTTGGAATCTTTAGAAGTTTCTCTCTTTCTTGTTTGATTCCCTCTGAGATGGCAATCTCCATAACTTCCTTTTCCTCTTGGGTTGGAAATGGTTTACCTGAAGTTACTTGTCGGATGATTTCTTTGAGAACCAAGTTATTCTTAACCATCTCAATAAACTTATCAAGATCTTTTCCAACCAAACGCAGGGTATGTTCCGTGTTGTTTTCTTTCTCAAATTGCGGGATGATTACTTCATAGAGTAATTCCTTGATAGCCATAGCGATATTTTCCTGAATCTGTTCAAAGTAGGAAAGTGTCTGGGTCATGGCAATCTGAGCAGAACCCAATGGAGTTCCCGCAGGAAGTCTTTCACCCTGAACCACATCATATGAGAAAGTAAGTTCATCCCTATTTCTCATCCACTTCTGATCTTGCTGATTGAAGAAAGCAAGATTCTCTGAAGAAGCCATATTAATTGGGGTGATCTCTGAATCAACATTCAAGACTTCACCATTTCTAACATCAGTTGAAAGATTTCGATTTACAGCTTGATCGCGAGTCTGGAAAAGTTTAAGAGCCGCCCAATAAGAAGATTTATTCTGAAGATTAGTAGATTGATTAAGAGCGATTTGCGGCTCAAATAGTTCCTCCACAACACCAACACCGAGCCATCTTCCAGAAACCTTATTCCAATGAAATTCCCAATATGGATTATTCTCCATACCCCATTCATCAGAAGATAATTCAACCCCCTTATATGGAACAGTGAGTCTTTCATATTGGTCATATTGATCTACACCAACATCGGCAATGAATATTCTCCTAAAAGAATATGTTTCTTTTTCTTCATCATGAACTTCTCCATATCTTTCATAAAGCCTAATGTGTGATGTATCTTTCATTTGATGAAAGAGTTCAATGACTTCATCAATCTTTTTCTTTTCCCAGCCCATTTTTTTAGCCACGCTTTTAAATTCCTGCTGGGTATAATTATGAATTTCTGTTATATAGTTTGCTTGCTCTAGGGTATCGGCACTTTGTTCAATGACAAAATTCCTCAAATCAACGAACATTGGAGTCCCGTCAATGATCTTTAAAACAACAGAGCCATAAATAGGAAGTTCCATAAAAATACGATTAAGCACTTTACCAAATTGCTTATCTCGCATCCAGAACTTAAGATCTCTCTCCATAAACCATGTCTTGAGGGAATCTCCCCCCTCGGTAGTTAAGAGACGAATATTCTTCGTATCAAAGTCAATAGACTTAGAACCAACCTTGCAGGGATTTCTGTTTATATTATGGAAATATTTCCTATCTCCATCAGCATCAACTTCGCCCGTTTTATATTTTGAGTTATAATAGAAATAGATTTGCTGAAGTGTTTCATATTGATTGAAAAACAAACTCGGAACAATCTGAATTTGTCTATTCTTGAAATCATTTATTTCCTTATTTATTTCCCTGAGAATCATTTTATTTTAGCGCCATATTTCTTCGCCCACCTTCTTGCAATTTTGGGTTTATTGGCAAATAAATATTTTCGTTGTTTTACGCTCTTAAAAGGCATTAATTTTTCATGGGCATATCTCGAAGACTCATCATCTTCTTTTTTCCCTTTTTCTTTTTCATTTCACCATCACTCATCATTTTGCTATTTGCCATTTTGTGCATTCCATGTTTCATAATATAAATTATACCACGCTACGCCCACTGAAATCGTTTTATCATTATTGGTCTCAGCCTCGCTGCTCTCACAGCTTCAATCTTTTCTGGACTAAATTCCCAATATGAGAGAAGAGTAGAGATAATATCGTCATCGTGAAATCCCTTGGCAGCACCCGCCCCCTGCATAGTAGCTTCATTACTCCACATGAAAGACTTCATTTCTTCTATGGTATTGGCATCGAATATCCTCACCCTTTTTTCCCTTAGAAGTCTGGCAAAGTTGGAGATTAACTGTTGTTTGGAATCCCAAGACATCCTGAATCCCAGAACCTCAGTTTCTTTATCGTATTTATATTCTGTCTTCTTTCGTTTGTAAACATTGAGGTCTCTTATCTCTCTGATTAAAGCGGCACCGGCTGAATTAGATTCTGGTATGATGAGTGGTTTGCGATACTTGTAATATAGAAATTTCACCTTATCAGCCAAAGCGATTATGGGAACCTTCCCATTAAACTTGGCTACTTTTCTTCCCTGTTGATCTATAACCGAAATAGAAGATGGGTCTACAATTCCTTCTGATGGATCTACACCCATTTGGTAAACACCATCCCTTACATCCTCATAAATCTCGCATCCCTCTTCAATCTTAATTGGAGTTTTCCTCATGGTCTCAAGGAATTGAATATGCTCCCTAGCAAATACAGTTCCTTTTAAGAGAACATCAGTAGTCCATTCACCGAGAACAAATCTCCTGACATAATCACTACCCATTGACAACTGCTTTCTTATGTAGTCCCCAGGGAGATTGGGGTTATATAACATAGAAGATTCATAAAGAGCTGAGGTGCTTCCCGGATCATCAACCCACTTACCATCATCATTACGTTTCTGTTTATGTTTAAAGAAATGATAAGCCCAGAAGTTAGCCGGATTACAGTCCATATTACCCTGTCTTACTGGAACATCATTCCTTCTAAGACGAGAATTCAATACCTCAAAAACCTCATACTCAACCTCCTCCAATTGGTCTATAAAATAAGCTCCGAGGTTAAGTGATTTTAATTTCTGTTGAGCCTTCTTAATATCCGCAATATTTCCTGACTGCATAGCATCCAATCCAAAGAGAATAATCTGACTCCCATTAGAGAAGTTAATCAAACCGTCCTTCACCCTATGCTCATACCAGGAGGTTGGAATTAAATCAAAGAGTTCCGGCAACACCGCCCTATCAATATCACTCAACGTCTTTCTTCCAAGAAGAACCCTATTACCAGGGAAACACTTACAGAAGAGAATTAACTTTATATAAAGCGCCAATGATTTACCCGCACCATACCCCCCGGAGTTCAAACAGAAATCACTCTTAAAATCACAAATGAAATCCCCCTGAACCGTCTTAAACTTCTTTGAATATTCCTCCGCCCTATCAGTATCCCAATTATTCTTAAGAGCGATAGCCTTAAACTCATCCTCCGTATAAGAGAATCTAAATTCCTTTCCTTTGAGGGTTATTCTATCAATCTTCTTTCCCGCCAATAGTTCCTCACCTAACTTTACCCAAGCTGATTTATAATTTGCCACAATCTTTTAATTATACCCCGAGACCCCACACCAAATATTTATTAATACCTTAACCTTTTATTTATTGACTTAATTGATTTTTCATTGTGTAGTAAAGTCGTATTTTTAGAATGTGGGAAGGGGCTATATTATAGTATTCTAATAACTTTCTCACTCGTCTACCCTCCCCCCGTATCAATTACTCAAAAAACATTCAATATATTGGTTATTTTTCATTTACACATTACCAACAATGTATATTGTGCGACGCTGGATGATACTTTATGAGATTGTGTGTGTAGAGGAACTTAGTCTATGTCTATGATCTCGCTACTGTGCTAGTCTTTGTATATACATTGTATATAATTACACTCTGATCAAGATGCCAAGGAAGAGCAAGATTACATATCTCTTGGTGTTATTGCTGTTTACTTGTCTGATGTCTTGTTTTATTACCCTTCTCTTTATCAGGTCATTCCCTGATTATTGATAGTCCACTGCTCGGCAGTCTCGCTATCTTCAGACGCTCTTCATTCACTGCTTAAAAGGTGTTATTCAAGAGTTGTATCCATCTATTATAGCATATAATATATGGCTCTTATACCATATTCGGTGCTTGACGAAATTGGTTGTATTGTGTTGTATTTGGTTATACACACTTGTTCTTCTTGTCGAGCTTGCGTATGCTGGTGTATACTCTTACTAGAGCCCAGTTAACGGCTCTTCGAGCCTAGTCGAACTCTTAAAAATAATTGGAAATTGAATTAAAATTATGATTGGAGAATATCAAAAGAGGAAGAATCAAGAGAAGTTTATCAATAGACAGCTGGGTATTGTATTTGTAGTCCTTTCGATATTATTAGTAATAGCCTTATTCAAATAATGGAAAAGAATGAAGCAGCCAGAATACTGGCTAAAATTAGGTGGTCTAAAAAGTCAGCCGAAGAGAGGAGTGCTTATGCACGAATGATGGCCAAGGCTTCTGCTAAGGTAAGGGCTAGGATCAAACCAATAGAGGAGTTAGAGATAGTATTTAAAGGATAGATGGATCAAGTTAGTAAAACAAAAGGCCTTATAAGCGATTATAGGGCCTTTGATTTTGCTTATTCAGCGTAGAACGACCATGACTTTTTCTGCTTCTATGTCGATGTTGGTTGCACCAGTTGGTTCAATTTTGTCAAGGGCTATCTTGATTGCTGCATTCTTCGCAGATCTATCAGCATCTTGACGGATATTCTTTAGGAGTTCACCGGCTAATTCTTGCATCGATGACTGAGTCATCATCTCATCTTTGAAGTATGTTTGGATAGCCTGAAAGGTTTTTGACTTCTCTATACTGGTAGAATTAGTATCTGACGAATACCCGGCTATATGCTGGGCTTCTTGTTTTGTAACACCGGTTTTGGTTGCGAGATAATACTTCCCAATTTTTGTATTTAAGTCAGGTTTTTTTGTTTTGGTCTTATTCATACTTCTATTTTATCACACCTTTTCTTCTAAATTATTAAAACAATCTTTCCTTGCTTCAAAACTAAAATGACCATCTTTACATTTGTCGCAATATGCAAATAAATCGCTATCATCCGAAGTCTTTGCACTTTTTAATAGTTCGTATGCTTTTTTAATATCTTCTGACTTCATACCTTTTCTTCTTATGTGTAATTTTAAATCTATTTCTTTTATTGCTAAAGAAAGTTTCCTTAAAATCTTATTTTTAAAATGTTCATTGTTTGGAAGATACATAATTCCAACCATCTTTATAATGTTTTAATTTCTTACTTCCGCAGTCGCATTTTTCTGGCATACCAGAGCCGAAAGTTCCAAGAGCTATGTTCATTTCAGCCCCGCAATCTTCACATTTTAACACAGA